GATGACGCCTACGATTCCAACAATGGCAGCCGAAAACCCGGACAACACAACACAGTCGACGCAGACAACAACAGAAGCTGGAACTCAGAATTCAGTTGTGAAATATGATCAGGCGTCTGCGTTTACTGTTACAATACCAAAGTCAATCGCTTTAAGTAGCAGTAAATCTGCAGAATACACGGTCAAAGTACAGGGAGATGTTATAGGCAATGAAATCATTACGGTTACTCCAGATGAATCCGTGATATTATCCGACTCTAACGGCAAGGACCCTGTTACAGGCGACATTACACAAGAGAAGACAGAATTTTCGTCCACAGAAGTGAACGCACGTTCGGGGGGGGAGTACGGCGACTGGCAGCATATTAGCGAATAACCTTACTTCCGGAGACTGGTCAGGTAATTTTAAGTTTGTGATCAGAACAAACCAGATAGGTAATGGAACTGCGATCACGAGTGAAAATCTTTCAACTTATGGAATTAAGACAGTTGGGGATGTTGTGATTCCGGAATATGTGACGGACGATGATAATACAAGGCATGCGGTAACCGGCATTGGCGATTATGCATTCCGGGATTGTAATGAGATGACAAGTGTTACGATCGCTGACTCAGTTACCGAAATCGGAACCGGAGCTTTTGTGAATTGTTCAAAGTTATCAAGGGCAGCAGTTCCAAATTCTGTGAGATCAATTGGTAACAGTGCTTTTGATGGATGTATTAGTTTGTCATCGATTTCATACAACGGGAACGAATATGATTTATCAAACATCGAACCTGCATTTGTAGAAAATGGCGTATCTGTTGGTTCTCATGTATTTGAACATTCCTATAGTGAACCGGTGTACACCTGGTCTGAGAATAATTCTACATGCATGGCAACAAAAACATGTTCAGAGTGTCATGACGTTGTAACAGAAACAGCTGATGTTAGTACGAAAACGACAGATGCTACATGTACAAACGAAGGACTGAATACTTATACTGCAACTTTTAAGAATTCAGATTTTGAGACGCAGACAAAAACAAGCAAGATATCAGCGAAAGGTCATAAATCGGTGTTTGCAAACAATGCGGTTGCACCAACCTGTGTCACGGACGGTAAAGAATCTGATACGGTATGTTCAGTTTGTGGTGTAACACTGGCAACCGGAAAGACGATCGCGCAAACCGGACATAAATATGGAACACCAACTTATACTTGGTCTAAAGATGGAAAGACATGTATTGCGAAACGTGTGTGTGCAAACAATGGTACACATATTGAAACAGAGAACGGAACTATTACAAATAAAGTGAAAACACCGGCGACATACACAACAAAAGGAACTACAACTTATACAGCAACATTTAAGAATACTGCATTTAAAGCCAAAACGAAAGATATTCAGAATATTCCTGTATTAGAAAAGTTAACAGGTTCTGTTGTTTTATCAGCAACAAGCGGTACGATTAGTTATCCTGCAGCAGGATCTTTTACGGTTACAAGTAATAAAAGTAATGGAACTTTAAGTGTAAAATCATCTGATCCAAACGTAGCAACAGCTACGCTTGATGGAAATACTGTAACTGTAACGCCAGGAACGACTGCCGGATCTGCAATCATAACGGTAACAAGTGCAGCCACAACCAGTTACAAAGCAGCAAGTGCAACTTATAATGTTACTGTAAAATCAGGTACATTACCAATAACTGCAAAAGCATATTCAGGAACCTATGATGGAAATACACATTCAGCATCTGTAACTTCATCTGTATCTGGAGTTACTTTTAAATACGGAACAGTAAAAGGTACATATAATTTGGGCTCAATGCCTACGTATACAAATGCAGGTACATATGTTGTTTACTATCAAGCAACAAAAGCTGGATACACAACATTTGAGGGCAGCGTTAAAACTGTTATTCAGAAAAAAGCGACAACAACATCATTAAACAGCGCGAATGGTGTTCTTTACGTCACGACAACAGGTAACGGCACAATTACTGCACAAAGTTCAGATTCTAATATTATTGAATCTGTAACTGTAAATGACAAGACAATCACATACACACCAAAACAATACGGAAATGCAGGAACAGCGACTATTACTGTAACGGTTGGAGAAACCATGAATTACAAAGCATCGAGTGCTACTTGTAAGATCACTGTAAGTGATAGATTAATCAATAATAGTAGTTTAAGTTATTGGCATCCAGCTTATGAATACGAATTTGGTTATCTGAACGAATCAGGTCAATATGTTGTTGATAGGGGATCTACATGGCATTGTATGTCTCTTATCCCGGTAATGACTTCTGGATACTATTATATAGTTGGATATAGTGGTGGAGCTCCAAGATTTTGTTTATATAATGATAACGATCGAAATAGTTTGTATCAATCATTTAAAATCTCAGGCGGTTATTACACTTATATTCCAGCAGGTAAGTATCTCGGAACAATGATAACCAGAGACGGAAGCGTTAACGAGCTTGATCTAAGATTGGTTACCGTAACAAATTAAACTGTATATTCAGAAACGGAAAAAGAGCTCAATTTTAGGCTCTTTTTCTTGTTTCAGGTTCTTGTTAGTTTCCTCTGTCCGTGTTCAGACCATATTTATTTTGTTACTCGTAAATAATTTATATTGAACACAAAGAAAGGAAACGAAATATTATGAAACAAAAAGCAGTGAGTTGTCTACTTGTTCTGGCTGCGATCATGACGTTAACGCCTACAGTTCCAACAATGGCAGCCGAAAACACGAACAACACAACACAGGAAGCGACAACGACAGGCACTCAAGGTGCTACTATCACATATGAACAGGATTCCGCATTTACAGTCACAATTCCGAAGACGATCACTTTAGGACAGAATAAGAGTGCAATTTATGACGTTAAAGTAAAGGGTGACATTTCCGGGAATGAGACAGTTACCGTTACACCTGATGCAACCCTGCAGCTGACGGATTCGAATGGAAAGGCTGCGGTCACTGGAACTATTACACAGGATATTACAGAGTTTGCAGCCGATCAGGTGAATCTACCGGATGGTGGCAGCACGACAGGTAATATTGTAGCAAACGAACTTACGTCTGGTGATTGGTCAGGAAATTTTGAGTTTGCGATCGGAATCAATAAAGAATTAGTAGCAGGATTGTATGATGCAGATGGAAAAATGGTTTGTACTTGGGAAGAGAGTGGAATCGATGTAGGTAAAGACTATGCATTTAATAATTATAAAACTGATCCAGCGTCTGCGTATTCCGTACTACAGGCAAAACCGGAAGTAAAATCAATTGTAATGCCAGACAGCGTAACCAGTATTGGAAATTGCGCATTTTATGGTTGTTCGTCATTAACAAACATTACGATACCGGATAGTATAACAAGTATTGGCAATAATACATTTTATAATTGTTCTTCGCTTACAGACGTTGCAGTACCAAACGGTGTAACAAGTATTGGAAGTTATGCATTTTACGGTTGTTCCAATTTAACCTCAATTGCCGTACCAGACGGTGTAATAAGTCTTGGAGACCATGCATTTTCTCGTTGTTCTGGTCTAACAGCAATCACAATTCCAAACAGTGTAACAAACATTAAAGACAGTGCATTTTCACGTTGTACTAGTTTAACATCAATTACAGTCTCAACCAGCGTAACAAGTATTGAATCAGGTGCATTTAGTGGTTGTATTAGTTTAGCCTCAATCACAATACCAGATAGAGCAACAAGCATTGGAAATGGGGCATTTAATGATTGTATAAGTTTAGCATCTGTAACCTATAAAGGACAGACATATACAAGCAAATCAACACTAACAACAGCATTTGGTAATAACGTAACATTGGGAACTAATCCGTTTAGTAACACAGCATTAACCGATTAGTCCGATACACCTCATACCAAGAAAAGTCACACAACAGAGAACAAAGTGTGGCTTTTCTTTATATCATTTTGTTTCCCATCTTTAGTATGCCCTTATTTCGTCCATATTTAGGATAACAAAACAACCCGCATACAAAAAAAGGAGGAAACAAATTATGTTGATTACATTGACTGGAATTGTATTAATAGTTATTGGAATTATTATCATCTGGCTCTGTATTAAGGTTCCAAAATTCAAGAAAGTAGGCAAATACCTTGGAATTGTATTTCTGTCGGTTGGATTTGCATGGATGGCATTTGTATTCGAGGTCATTGGATTGCAGCGTATGAAAGAGGATTCGGAGATAGCAAACAATCAGAAAGAATACGTAATGTTGTGTGCGAATATTCGTTTGCTAGAATCGAATCCGGATGATGAAGCAAAGGATACAATCATCGAAAGTGTGAACAACTGGAACGAAAAAGTAGACAACGGAAGAAAGTATCTCAAAGATCCGTGGACCAGCTGGTTATGGAACAAGAATATAGTCGACTCAATGGAATACATTGAGATTCCGGAAGACCTGATTAAATAACCGAAAACGAGAAGAGTTACTGACACGGTAGCTCTTTTTGTTTTGTTTTCGTTCATTCGTATGCACATCTTAGTTCCATATTTAGGATAACAAAACATATTACATACGAAAAGGAGGAAACGAAAATGTTATTTACATTATTAGGAATTATGTTTGTTGTTGTAGGATTTGTTGTCATCTGGATCGGAGTTATCCAAAATAAAACAGCGAAGAAAAACAAAATGGGTGCTTTGTGTGTAGGTAGCTTTGCTTTGGTAGTTGGAATCACATGGGTAATGACGATGGCTTTGATAATATTAGAAGCACATAGCTGTGCGGATTCTGATATTGCAAACAATAACAATGAATACGTATTATTATCTGCAAGTGTCTGTTTGTTAGAAACGAATCCGAACTATGAAGAAAAAGATGCAATCATTGAAAGCGTCAACAAATGGAACGAAAAAGTAGATAACGGGAGACGATATCTTAAAAGTCCGTGGACAAACTGGTTGTACAGCAAGAGAGTTATTGATGCGATGGAATACATTGAGATTCCGGAAAACATGATTAAATAATCGAAAAACGAGGAGAGTTGCCAATATGGTAGCTCTTTTTGTTTTGCTTTGTTTCCGTTCATTTATATGCACGTCTTAGTTCCATATTTAGGATAACAAAACAACCCGCATACGAAAAAGGAGGAAACAAATTATGTTAATGGTATTAATGGGAATCGTATTTATTGTTATCGGAATCGCTATCATTGCAATCAGCGTTATCCAAAAGAGGAAAACAAAGAAGAAGAATGCAGGTGTTTTCTTCGGTAGTCTGTTTTTAGTATTGGGTTTCATTTGGCTTACATTAATGTTTGAGTCGATCTGGAATCAGCATAATAGTGCGGATTCGGATATTGCAAACAATAATAAGGAATACGCATTGTTGTCTGCAAGTGTTTGTTTGCTGGAAGAGAATCCAGCTTATGAAGAGAAAGAAATAATCATTGAGTGCGTGAACGAATGGAACGAAAAAGTAGAAAACGCACAAAATGGACTCAAAAATCCGTGGACAAACTGGCTGTACAACAAGAGAGTTATTGAAGCGATGGAATACATTGAGATTCCGGAAAGTGTAACAAAATAACTGAAAACGAAGAGAGTTACCAACATGGTAGCTCTTTTTGTTTTGCTTTGTTTCCGTTCATTCGTATGCACGTCTTAGTCCCATATTTAGAATAACAAAAATATATTGCATACGAAAAAGGAGGAAACGAAATGAATATTATACCAATTAATCTTAATTTCCAATTTGATGAAGGGGATGAAACAACACCGATTATTATTGTTGCTACAGATGACGTTTATGTTCATATCTGTCAGGTTATGAACGAAATCATGGAAACTCATTCTGTTTTGTGTGAATCGGAAGACTATGGAAAGTTAGGACGTACACCAGAAACACTTATGAACTATTATTGTTCAAAAGTTAGACCTGGATGGAACTGGTATCCAATTGCATATACAGTGGATCTTAACTAACTAAAAACAAAGGGAGTTACCAATACGGTAGCTCTTTTTGTTTTGATTTGTTTTGTTTCCGTTCATTCGTATGCACATCTTAGTTCCATATTTAGAATAACAAAACATACTGCATACGAAAAAGGAGGAAACGAAATGAATTACTATTATCATTTGACACAGCCAGAATTTGTTAGCACGATCCAGAAAGAAGGATTGAAACCAATGCTTGGAAAACGGTCAAAATCAATCGGAGACAAAGAAGAAAGACTTTGTTTGTGTTCCGAAAGTAGTATTGATGCCTGGTCAATCATGCTTGGAACGAATACTGTGATCAAAATTGCGGTTCCAGACGAAGACAAAATGGAATTAGTCGACCAGGGAAATGTATCTGATGAATACAATTACGATGGTGTCATTCCGCCAGAGTACATTGTGGATATTTTTACAGTGAAGCCAAGTAAAATCATACTCAACAAACTTCGATATAACTATATGTGGGGATTATCTGAATTCTGTACTTATTGTGCCAGATATTATACAGAACTGGATAGCGAGAATACAGACGAAGAGTATCTTGATGCGCTTAAAGAAGCTATTCAAGTAACCGGAGAGTTATTAGTCCCTGTAATTCCAAAATTATGTTATCCGGACATGCCAAAAGAAGAACGAAAAGATATTCTAAAAATGATTGGAAATCAGGGAGCGTATTCATTCTGCGATGACTATGACGTTAATATTGAAGAAGGAATCCCAGTCAAAAAGCTATATCAGATGCTGATACTGTATCCAGAAGACGACCTTACCGAGATCCGTCAGACGATCAACAGACTGATCAAAGATAATTTCAAGTATTGTCTGAGAGTTAACACAGGTGGATTTACAGGCTAAAAAGAGAAACAAAAGGAGTTACCGACGTGGTAGCTCTTTTGTTTTGTATGCGAATCATAAATCCCATATTTAGGATAACAAATAATACACGAAAAGGAGGAAATACAATGTTATTAACAATTATTAAAATATTAGATATGATTTTTTCGATTTCGGGAATTGTATATCTTTTAACAGTCGCAATAGAAAGGAAAGACGGCATTGTGGAAGACGAAATAATATCACGAATATCATCAATTTCTGCAGTTTATAGTCTTATGTTTGGGGCTCTAACAGTAATATGTAGTCTTGTATATCTAATATTGTACTAAAAGCAAATTGAGTCTGCCTATTGGCAGGCTCTTTTGTTTTGTATGCGAATTATGAATACCATATTTAGGATAACAAAACAAACGCATACATACAAGGAGGAAAGTATTATGACAAGAGACGAATTCTTAAACATGGATTGGAGCGACTCACAGATTGGATACGATATGCAGGTTGTATTGCCGGATAGTGATAGCAGAACGATCGCTTATCTGACATTATCAAAGAAATATCCGAACTCATTATGTTTGGTTACCGACAGTAAGGAATTCCCAGTAATGAATTCAGGATGTGGCATAAGCAAAAATCCAACACCATATGATGTGATCTTCAAACTGAAAGAGGATACAAAGATCAAAAAAGTTATTGCCATTGTTGATAACAAAGTTTATGATCTCGATCCGGGATACGTTAAAATGAATCATTACGATAGCATACTTCGCTTTGAAAGAGCTAGAAACTTGATTTATTTATAACTGATTCAAACGTACGAAAAGAACAGAATCCATACATGCACAGACATGTGTGGGTTCTTTTTCTTTTTTATATGAAAATGACGCATACCATATTTAGAGTAACCAATAAAATCACACACACATTCAAAGGAGGAATTGAATTATGATTATCTTTTTAATTTTTGTTGTACTTTTAGTTTCTGGAATTTTGCTATATAAATTCGGAGATGATGAGATCACAGCTGTCGCTGTTTTCGAAATATTGTCGCTCTTTGTCGGATCTTTGGGGTTTCTCATCACAGGATGTATAATCCTGTGTTCCCACGTTGAGGCGACCAAACAGATCTCAAAGAATCAGTTTGAATACGAGGCAATTATTGCCGAGGTTCAGGCTGTTAACTCAGATAACGAGGACGTATCAAAAGTCTTAGTTATCAAAGACGTGAACGAATGGAACAAAGAGGTTTATCGTCAGAAATACTTGGCATCTAGTCCATGGACTTCATGGTGTTATAGCCAGAAGGTAGTGGGCAAAATGGAGTACATCGAAGTTCCGGAATGGAACGTTCCGACTCCAGACAGCAACAAATAAAAAAACGAATTGAGTCTGCCATATTGGTGGGCTCTTTTTGTGTGTTTTCTGACGAGGTTTTCGAAATGTGAGCCTTATGTATATTGTAAACATATGCAAAAGGAGAAAAAAAATATGTTGTTAATATTATTTTGTATTAGCTGTTTAGTAATTGTTTTACTAAGTCCATATGATAGTAATAAAAATGATTGTGTTTTTATAGTTGCAGGAACAACTGTTTTCTTTGTTCTTATCATTTTAAGTAATTATATTGGGGTGAACCAGCAGATTAAACAAAATCGTATCAAAAATGAAGCGATTATTACGGAGGCGCAAGCTGTTGGTACGGACAACGAAGACATGTCTAAGGCACAGGTTATTAAAATTACAAAGAAATGGAACGAAGATGTCTTAAGTAAAAAACATCTAGCTTCAGATCCATGGACAAATTGGTTTTATAACGAAAAAGTAGTTAATGCTATGGACTATATCGAAATTCCGGAATGGGATATTGAAAGTCCAGATGGTGGCGAAAACGAATAATAAAAAACGAAGATATTGGTGGGCTCTTTTTGTGTGTTTTCTGACGAGGTTTTCGAAATGTGAGCCTTATATATTATAAACATATATTCAAGGAGGACAAAAGATATGTTATTAGCATTAATATTTACTGCATGTTTGGCTATTGGAATTTTACTCAGACTTATTTTGGTTGAGTATAAAAATGATGATTGTACTTTTTTCGCTCAGGTTGTTTTTATGCTAGTTGGTGTTGTCGGATTACTTTGTGTCGGAGTATTTATTCTATGTTCGCATATTGGAGTAAATCAGCAGATTGCTCATAACAGAATTGAATATGAAGCAATTGTTGCTGAGATAAAGGCAGCCAACACAAACAACGAAGATGTATCCAAAGTACAGGTTATCAAAGATGTGAAAGAATGGAATCAAGATGTTCATAGTAGTAAATACTGGGCATCAAGTCCATGGACAAACTGGTACTATAGCCAGAAAGTTGTAAACGCTATGAAATATATTGAAATTCCGGAATGGGATATTGAAAGTCCAGATGGTGGCGAAAACGAATAGTGAAAAAAACGAAGAGAGTCGGCCATATTCGCGGGCTCTTTGTGTGTGTTTTCTGACGAGGTTTTCGAAAAGTGAGCTTTATTATAAACAAAAGAAACCATATTTAAGAAAGCAATATATATATAAATAAAAGGAGGGTATTAATATGTTATTTTTGTGTTTGGTTGTTGTTATAAGTTTTATTATTCGTACTATAAATCGTTATACGAAAAACAATTATACTATTAAATATTGGAGTACAATGTTTTTGCTTGCTGGATTAATTTTGATTTTGATACAATATATCAGCAAGTAAAGCCGTAGAGTTCGCAAATGAATCAGAATATGAGAAATGAAAGATGCAACCGTCAATCGTGTGACAGAATGGAATAAGTATGTAGAAAACGAAAAATATTATGCTACAAGCTTATGAACAAATTGGTTCTATGATAAAGATATTATAAACCAATTGCAGTACATTTAGTCACCCGATAGCGGCTCCAGATAGCAGCGAAAACGAATAACAGGAAACAAAGAGAGTCAGAACAATCGGGCTCTTTTTTCTGTATGTTTCCTATGACGAGGTTTTCTGAGACAGATATGAATTTTGTATTTCAAGTATTCCTATATACTTAATTCAATATACAACTACTAGAACCCATATTTAGGATAACAAAAATTATGATATTAAAAAGGAGAAAACAAAGTATGAAACAGGAACAATTAAATAAGATGATTAAATGCCATCAACATTATCTCGATGAGGATATTGACGAATGGGAGGAAACGCAAGCAGATTTATCAGATTATGATCTAAGTGGTTTGGATTTGTCACATAAAGATTTACGATATGCTAATTTGAACGATGCAAAATTTTATCATGCAGATCTTAGAGAAGCAAATCTTAGGCATACAGATTTTAGAGGAGCAGATCTTAGGTATGCAGATCTTAGAGGAGCAGATCTTAGGTATGCAGATCTTAGTGGAGCAGATCTTAGGTATGCAGATCTTAGTGGAACAGATTTTAGGAATGCAGATCTTAGTGGAGCAGATTTTAGGAATGCAAATCTTTTTGGAGCAAAAATTAATTGTCCGATTGATTGTCCAGAAACATGATACGTCGGATCTTTATTTCCAAATGGTAGCGAAAACGAATAATAAAAAACGAAGAGAGTCAGAATAATCTGGCTCTTTTTGTGTGTTTTCTATGACGAGGTTTTCAAGAAGTGAGCCTATTAATTATAGTTAACAAAGTCATAGAAAAAGGAGGGATCGGACATGGCAGTAATTCTGCTCTTAGGAGTTATGTTTTCAGGGTTGATTTTGTTCATAAGCACAATTGCATACCTTTATGATTTTGATCTGTCTGGTCATGAATCTGAATTTCAGGATCTGTTGGAGTTGTTTGTAGAGCTAGGATCCATAATCATTGTATGCGGTGTCTTTTTCTAAACGCGAAGCTTGTATTCCAAGTCTTCCTATATGCTTAGCTTAACATACAACTGTTTAAATCCATATTTAGGATAACAAAAATCATGATATTAAAAAGGAGGAAACGAAGTATGACACAGGAACAATTAAACAAGATCGTCGAAAATCATCAGCATTATCTTAATAAGGATGTTGACGGATGGGAAAACATGAAAGCCGATTTATCGCATCAGGATCTAATGGATTTGGATTTATCACGTAAAGATTTAAGAAATGCGATTTTTTATAACACGAATCTTTGTAGAGCGAATCTTTATAACACGAATCTTTGTAGAGCGAATCTTAGAAATACAGATCTTAGAGGTGCTAGTCTGTGCGAAGCGAATCTTGAAAATACAGATTTTAGTTATGCAAATTTGAACGATGCAGCATTTTATTATGCAGATCTTAGCGAAGTAAATTTTAGGCATACAGACCTTAGCGGAGCAGATTTTTATCATGCAGATCTTAGAGGGGTAGATCTTAGTTATACAAATTTGTACGGAGCAGATCTTAGATTTGCAAACCTTAGAGATACAAAAATCAATCACCCGATTGCATGCCCGGAAACTGGCTCATTCATTGGTTATAAGAAAGCATTCTACAAAAAGATCGTAAAACTTCAGATTTGCGAAGATGCGAAGAGGTCATCGGCAACAACAAAGAAATGCAGATGTAGTAAAGCATTGGTCTTGGCGATCGAGAATATCGATGGATCTGACAGTGGATTACAAGAAATAAAGTCGTATTTTGATTTTAGTTTTATTTATCGCGTTGGAAAAATCGTAGAAGTATCTGATTTTGATGATAATCGATGGAATGAATGCGCTCCTGGAATTCATTTCTTCATGGATCGACAGGATGCGGTCGATTATGAAATTTAAAAACACATCAAAGAGATAACCGTTGTGGTTGTCTCTTTTTTTTTGTTTCCGGTTATTTTGCATGCAATCATCTTATCACATATTTAGGATAACAAACAATAAAGCACATAATAGAGGAGGAAACAAATATGTCAGAAACAAAAAGAACATGTCCATTCGGAACAGTAGGAGATCAGAATCAGAAAGCGATTCTTTACCAAATCCTGCAAAATGGATTCAGAGACGAAAATCCGAGACCACATTATGAAGATATGTATCATAATGCGCATCTTTCTGATGATTGCAAATATGTGATCACAGAAGACGGAAACAAGATCGAAATTGAAGAAGGAACTGCATTTACAAACGGCTCAGATGTAACCGTTTATGTCCCGGCTCATACGTTATCCATTAACCATGTTGTTACCAGATACGACTTAGCAAAAGGTGAGTGCCCGATTTTGACTTTGAGACCGATCGCGTGGAAATCAGCAGTCAAAGAAATCTTATGGATTTACCAGATGCAGAGCAACAAACTGTCAGATCTTCATGATCTTGGTATCAAATATTGGGACCAATGGGATGTTGGCGACGGAACAATCGGCTGCAGATATGGAGCAACCGTAAAAAGACATAACTTAATCAATAAGTTACTGGATGGATTAACAGCCGATCCATTTGGTCGCCGTCATATCATGTGTATGTGGCAGGAAGACGATTTTTCAGACGAAACAGGAGGAACAACCAAAGGATTGAATCCATGTTGTTATGAAACGATCTGGAATGTAAGAAGAGGAATCGACGGTAAATTGTATCTGGATATGCTCATGAATCAGCGGTCCAGTGACTTTATCGTATCCGCCTCAATCAATGAGATGCAGTATGTTGCGCTTCAGTTGATGGTTGCAAAACATTGTGGATACGAACCTGGCGTATTCACACATGTAAGTGAAAACGTTCAGATTTATGAAAGACATTTGAGTCAGGCAAAAGAAATCGTTTTTAATCGAAATACAATTGATTGTGATCCAAGATTTGTTCTGGATACAGAGAAAACAAATTTTTTCGATTTCACGATTGATGATTTTAAACTGATCGGATATCCAAGAGAAGAAATTGCAAAGAAGAATCCACAGATGAAATTCGATCTTGGAATCTAAAACAGAAACAAACAGAAGGACTCGCATTATGCGGGTCTTTTTGTCTCCGAAAATTTTGTATGCGATCAACTCATACCATATTTAAAGATAACAAATTAAAAGCATACGAGGAGGAAACAAAAAAATGAGTAATAAAACGAACACACCTGTACATGGATATAAGGTATTCAGACCTGATTGGACCTGTAACCCGACAGGAAAGAACTGTAAACAGTACACTTGCCCCGGAAAATTTGAGGAAAAAGGGGAGCTTAATGTTTGCTGTCACGGTATGCACTTCTGTCAGACTGCTGCTGACTGCTTCAATTATTACAATTTTGACAGCAACAACAAAGTTGCAGAAGTTATTGCCTATGGTGAGGTAAAAACAGACGGTGACAAGTCATGCACGGACAAGCTTGAAATCGTACGTGAAATCCCATGGGATGAAGTATTGCGGATCGTCAATATTGGAAAGAATTGCACCGGGATCAACAACACCGGGAACAGGAACACAGGGCACTACAACACCGGTGACCGCAACACCAGGTACTGCAACACCGGGGACAAGAACACCGGGGACAGGAACGCTGGGAATTGTAACGCAGGAGACAGGAACACCGGGAACAGGAACACCGGAAGCTACAATACCGGAAACTACAACACAGGGGATTGGAATACCGGGTATTGGAACACCGGGAACAACAACACCGGGTACAAGAATACAGGAAATCAAAACACTGGGGATAGGAATACTGGGAATAGGAATACCGGGGATTGGAACAAGTCATCTTTTAATACTGGCTGTTTCAATACAAAAGAACAGAAGATATTGCTGTTCAATAAACCGTCAGATATGACCTATCGTGACTGGTGTGAATCTGATGCACGGTGGTTATTAAAGCAGATACCAAAGGATGTTGTTGAATGGATTTGGTCCGACAATATGACTGATGAAGAAAAGGAACAGCATCCGGAATACAAGACAACACGCGGTTACCTGAAAGTGCTTGACGAGTCTGAATGTGGTCAGTTGTGGTGGAATAATCTCGAAACAAAAGACAAAGACATCATCAAGGCGATTCCAAACTTTGATCCAGATATTTTTTACGAATGTACTGGAATCAGAGTCGACTAACGAAAAACAGAGGCTGACCAATTGGTTGGTCTCTCTTTTCGTTTCCAAAGTATTTGTGTGCAAGTACTTAATACCATATTTAGGATAACAAATAAATTTAGCACACAAAAAGGAGGAAACGAAAAATGAGTAATAATGTAACAAATCACGAACCAGTACATGGATTTAAAGTATTTAATCCAGACTGGACTTGCCGAAATTTTCAGTATGAGGTAGGAAAAACATTTGAGGAAGATGTTAACCCAAGTTGCTGTGACCGAGGATTTCACTTTTGCGAAAAGGCTGCCGACTGCTTCAATTATTACAAATTTGACAGCAACAACAAAGTTGCTGAAGTCATTGCTTATGGTGAGGTAAGAACAGACGGCGACAAGTCCTGCACAAATAAAATCTATATTGTAAGAGAGATCCCTTGGATGGAACTCTTAACAATCGTAAATACTGGAAAAGATAATACAGGATTAGGAAATACTGGAGACATGAATACTGGTGTCTGGAACACCGGAAGCAGGAACACCGGAAGCAGGAACACCGGAAACAGGAATACCGGAAGCAGGAACACAGGGAACCACAACACCATGGACTACAACACCGGAGACTGCAACACCGGGGACTGGAACACTGGGAATTGGAACGCCGGGGACTGCAACACCGGAAGCAGGAACATCGGGGACTGGAACACCGGACGCTGCAACGTCGGGGAATGCAACACCGGAAGCGGGAACACCGGGGACTGCAACACCGGGAATATGAACAGCGGAAGCTTCAATACTGGGGATTTTAACAATTCGTCTTTCAACTCAGGTTGTTTCAATGTAAAAGAACACAAAATTATGTTGTTCGACAAACCGTCAGATATGACCTATCAGAATTGGTTAGACTCAAAGGCCAGTGAATTACTGAGACAGATACCGAAGAGTGCTGTTGAATGGGTGAGTACAGACGACATGACGGATGAAGAAAAAGTAGCACACTCAACATATAAGACAACAGGTGGATATCTTAAGGAGCTTGATAAGTCTGAATGTTGTCAGATGTGGTGGGATAGTCTTGATATAGACGATAAAGAAATCATCAAGGCGATTCCAAACTTTGATCCAGATATTTTTTACGAATGTACTGGAATTAAAGTCGACTAACAAGAAACAGAGACTGACCAATTGGTTGGTCTCTCTTTTTGCCTCCGGTTGTTTTGTATGCGAAGAATCGAACCCATATTTAGGATAACAAAACAAATGAATACGAAAACAAAAGGAGGCAAAAAGTATGGCAAAGAAAAGATTGAAAGATATGACGGATCACAAAGTAATGAGTTTCAAAGAAGCTGCAAAAGCGTTAAATTGGACTCTCACAGAGGATGACGAAGTTTACCCAGTATCCTGTGACTGCGGTAACAGCAAAATTGAGTATACTGGAGTAATTGGTGTACAAAAATTAAGATGCGGTAATTGCGGAAAACAAATGTCAAGTCTGATTTCTTTGAATCCGGCTTGTCGTTCAATGTTTGACATCGAGAAAGATGAGGAAGGAAATGAGCGGTTCTGGATCATTGAAGACAAGAAAAAAGTCGATAATGATGAGGATCAGACAGAAACGATAACAGGCTGGCTTGCAAAGCAGGAAGATTACGGTCTCTGCAACCCACCAATGGACGCACAGAAAGCATTGAGTTTTCTGGCTGAGTATTTGGATATTCCGGAAGACACCATACCTGAAAACGAACAACAGACGAATACCTATATTGTTTGCAAAATCTTAGATAGATACAGCAAAAAATATAGAAAGGAATTGGAAAACAAATAAGAAGCAAACGAAAGAGCCTATTCCAATTTAGTGGAGTAGGCTTTTGTGTGCCTCCGGTTGTTTTGTATGCGAAGAGTTGAACCCATATTTAGAGTACAAAAACAAAGCATACGAAATAAAGGAGGAAAAGTGAAGTATGGAAAAGAAAAGATTACAAGATGTTACTGATTACAAAGTAATGAGTTTTAAAGAAGCTTGCAGATCGCTTGATTGGGATATCACAGAAAATGAATTTCTTACGAACAGAGACCGTTACGCAATATCATGTAACTGTGGTCACAGCAAAATTGAATACAGAAGTTCTTTTGGAGTAAAAGCAGCAAGATGCAATAACTGCGGAAAACACATAGTAAACTTAGTTTTCGCGATTCAGACGGAATTTCAGACAGAATCTTATCTATTTGAAGAATGTGAGAAAGATGATGAAGGAAACGATCGATTTTGGATTGCCACAGACAAAGCAGGTAATCTCAATAGAGTCCGTAACATTTCTACTCGTGTCATTCCAAAAGCCGCATTCATTCAAAAGCCGTTAGATGAGGGGATAACAATAGAAGAGATCACAGAACTCGTCAGCAAACTCGAATGCGAACAGGTAATTCCAATCGAAGTGCAGGCGAACAGTAGTTGTGCTATTGGTTTCATTTCATTGGATGCTGCTGAAGAATTGAATTACGATTACGATAACCTGATTCGGAGTGTGTCTGAGGTAATCGAAGACATGGATAACGAAACAGAGTATGGAAACTACGATTTTGATGGATTTCCGGTATATATCGGATATTAGGAGGAGGAAACAATATGAAGAAATCAGAGAAAAACATGATCTTTCAGGAAGCTGCATTAATGTCAGATGAGAAACTAAAAGAAGCGTATTATGATTCTGTAGATGCTTGTCTCGGGAGCCAGGCAGAAATTATGGAAGATCGAGGATGGGATCCTGTAGATATTAAAGAACGTCGCCAGTATGAGAAGTTCCTTTCTGAGAAATCGGATCTTTTGGGATTCATCTGCGATATGAGAGGTATCAAACTTTGGGAGATAAGGAATCATAACTAAAAAAAAAACAGAAGAGAGATTGCATTCATGTGATCTCTTTTCTTTTAGCCTTTACTTGACATATAACGTAATTGCGTTATAATGAACACAAAGGAGTGATAATCAATGAATGACCGTTTAAAGAAAAAAATAAAAGAAACTGGGAAAAGCATATATAAAATCAGTCAAGAGAGTGGAATTCCATATACAACATTGAATGAATTGATCAATGATAAGAAAAATATTAACAACAAAGCAGCAGAAACAGTATATAAGCTTAGTTTATATTTGAATTGCAATATAGATGAGATTCTGAACAACATTGCTTTTCTCGAAAACGGAAAAGGAACTTATCTTGGATATCGATATTATTGGAAAGTAACGAATAGTGGAATAGAGTTGCATATACTAGATAATAATGAAGATTTAATGTTGCTCACTCTAAAAAATATGTGTCAAGATTTATATGATTGTTATCGGAAACAAGTACCTGAAATGATGATTGAAGATTATGATAATGAAAAACGAGAATGGGAGGCATTGCTATGAGTCAATACGCATTAATGCATAAAAATGATGTTTGTGGAAGTCTAATTATCGATGACGAAACAGGGACTCTAAAAATATATAAAGACAACGGAAGTGGGTTATCACCGTTTTTGGGAAATGCAGATACGAGAAGAATGAAACATTGGTGGGAAGGGAGAGCTGTTCCTGCTTCTCGAAAAATGATGCAGGAAGTATTAAAACAAGCTGGATGTACGAATACAAAAATGTATCTGGCAAAAAATCTTGCTCTATCAATGACAGATTCTTATTGGATTCGACCACTGGATATGGATGTAAAATATGAAGATGTGAAGTTATCAAGTATGAATCCATTTTCTGACAATAAAGTTCCATATCACAATGCAACTTCTTATGATTCGAATGCCGCATTAGGTGGACAAATGGAAAAATATTGGGATATCGAAACACAATTTCCAACGCTTGTGAAAGAAAGTTATAAGTATTTTGGACAGCAGGCGATAAATGAGGCTTTTGCAACTTATTTGCATGATTTACAAGAAACGACAATCCCTTATGTTCCTTATCTTGCTGGACATACAGAGGATAATGGTCTTTATTGTAGATGCGATGCATTTACAAACGATTCTGTTGAATTAGTATCCGCATATGAAGTTATCGAAGGATCGAAATTGCAAAATGACAAATCATTATATGATAACTATATTCGGATATGTGCAAAATTAGGAATTGAAGCTCAAGAAATTAGTGATTTTATGGATTATCAGACGTTAACAGATTTCATTATCAGTAATACAGACGAACATCTTGGAAATTTTGGTATTCTAAGAGATTCAAACACAATGCAATATCTAGGTCCAGCACCAATATATGACTCTGGTAATAGTATGTTTTTCAAAGAATCATCAACGGTTCATACAAGATTAAGCTTATTGCAGCAACCAATTACAAGTTTTTACGATTCTGAAGAAAAAATGGTTAAGAACATAAAAAACAGACAGTTAGTAAATATAGATTTACTTCCAACGGTTGAAGAGACAATTGCTTTATATACATCATATGGATTTCCAGAAGAAAGAGCCATAACAATTGCAAATAACTATGCATTAAAGGTTGATATGGCTTACGAATTCGAAAACGGAGCAACGATATCAATGTACCATGAAAGACAAAAAGAATCAGAAAATATTCCAGAAACAAACAACCTAGAGGATAATACAGACGATTTTGATGTCGGAGAGGATTTATAGAGATCGCATTCATGTGGTCTCTTTTCTTTTGGTAACAATAACGGTATACTAACCATGGGATATAAAATTTTCATGCTGCTTTGTCGCAACACATATTTAGAATACAAATAAGAGAAGAGGAAAGGAGAAATGCTATGTTTGATGAGAAGAATATCGAACTTGACGAAAAGCATTCGAAAGAAAAGAAAAAGGAATACCTGATTAGAGACGACGAAGGAAATATTCAATTCGTGTATTCTATATACAGAAGACCAGAAATGGATATTATCTTTCCACAGTTCACTCCTGTATTAAGTACAGGGTTATTGCCTGTGATTGATATACTTGATGACAAAAAGGTTCTTACTTTTGAACCAAACCCGATTGGATCCGTCATTACTCAGTCATATTTTGGCAAGTTCATAGATGATTCTGTATTTGCGAAAGAAGCGGCAGAATACATTATGGATCACTTTGAGGAACTTTAACAAACAAGGAAAGACACTGCTTATTCAAGTGGCGTCTTTTTTTTCTTGCCATACAGAGGGAGGTCTCCGCACATATTTATGAAAAATGAAGATATGGAGGAAACCATTATGAGTAGTGTAAATGACTTGTTGAAGGCAATTGCAAACAGAGATTATTCCCAGGAATATATTAACGAAGACATAAGTTTTGTAAACGAACGATTTGATAAGTTTCGGAAATACTTTAATGCAGTTTATGAACATGTTTACGGTAGCTCTACTGCGTTAACATTAGTTCACGGAGGAATGATGACACCAGAAGCCTATCAGGATATGGTCGTTAATCTTGATGGAAAAAGAAAACACGCACATGATATGGCAATCGCAGCCTGTGAACAGATCAATCGTCAGTGTGATATGTACGGTCTCGAACATCTGTGTCCGGAAGTTGAATTCGATCAAATCAACAACCAGAAATGTGTAAACAGAGGAGAGATTGCAGATTTTGTTGGTCGATATGTGTATTCCGTATTTCAACAAGGACGTGAAGGCAGAACTATGGATCAGCTTATCATTGACAACGAGATGAAATATGGTGACCGCCCGGCGCTTGATGTTTCGTATGAGATTGCGAAAGATGCAGGCAGAAATCCAGAGCATGCATACAATTCAGGCGACATGGATCAAAATGCATACGGAGAGTTCGAATACAAAAGTGGGGTTACCAATGACGATGCTGGTGGGGATTCTATGGAAGACGTCGAATATGATGACGATGATTTTGGAGAATTATGACGAGTTTCCGCAATTTTGAGCCTTATTATGGTATATAATATTATAGAAGGGTGTAAATGAGGCTCGAGAAAGGTGGAAACGAAATGATTAGTGTAAATAACTTGATTACGGCAATTATGAACCGAAACTTTGACCGCGATGAAATTGAATCAGATATTGCATTCGTAAATGCGCGGTTTCATATGTTACAAACCTATTTTGACGCGGTTTATAAGGAATCGTACGGGCGTTCTATAGCGTCTACATTGACAAAAGAGGAACATATCACTCCGGAACGATATGCAGTATACATTGAGGAACTCGAATCTAAAACAGCAGATTGTTTGGACACGGCAATCGCAGCCTGTGATCAGATAAACAAAATGTGTGACCAATATGGGCTGCAACATCTGTGTCCGAACGTGGAATACGACGAGAGGCATGGAAATAAATGTGTAAACCGAAATGAGATTGCAGATTTCATCGGTGATTATATGTATTCTGTATTCGAACAAGGACGAAAAGGCAGAATAATGGAACCGATTGAGACAGAATAAGACATAGAAACCAGAGACCAGCAGGAATGTTGGTCTCTTTCTTTTTGTTTTCAAATTAGTTTGGCTCCCAGAAAACCATATTTAGAGTAATAAAAAACATATTCAAAACAAGGAGAACAAGGAGGATTAACATGAAAATTGGAATCACAGAGTATGGGGATGCTGGCGTCGACTTCAGATGGGAAAACAAATTAAAGGAAATCGATGGAGTCATCCTTATAACAAAGAACTTAAACGACACATTCATCAAAAAGGTTTTAAACCACATGAGTGAGATCCCGATCGTAGTGCATTGTACATGTACCGGATGGGGACACACAAGAATGGAACCAAATGTTCCGGACTACAAACAGCAGCTTGCACAGATGAAGAAATTAATTGAGTCTGGATTTCCGGCAAGCAGAATGGTATTGCGTATTGATCCTATTTTCCCAACTGAGAAGGGTGTCAAGCGAGTTTCCGAGATGTTAAATTACTACCATTCATTAGGTTTGCCTGAAAATGAGATCCGATATCGTATTTCAATCGTGGATGAGTATCCGCATGTACGGGAACGTTATAAAAAACTTGGATTCACGCCGATGTATGGTGGAAGTTTCTATCCGTCTGAAGATCAGCGTAATCTTGTCGGAAACGCATTAAGTGAGTACCCATATCAGTTTGATACATGCGCAGAGGACATACTCGCATATAAGTTTCCAGCCACATTCCGGATTAAAGGATGTATCAGTACAGAGGACCTGCAGATTATGGGAATTAAATATGATGGTACATTTCCTGAGAACCCACAAGGAAGAAACGGATGTCATTGTCTTGCCTGTAAAACGGAACTTTTAACACCAAGAAAGAAATGTCCTCATAACTGTCTGTATTGTTTTTGGAAAGATTAAGAGGAGGAAATAATATGAAAACACTTGGAACTTGGACAGGAAACAGAGAGATTGAAATCGTAGAGGTCGAAGGGAGACCGATCGCTCTCAGTGGTTGGAATGGAGAACAGTATTTACAGTGCTGGGAAGTAGACGAAATCATTTCAGGAACTGGATTTGGCATAAAAGAAGATGGACTTTGTGTCCGACCGGTTTACAAACAGATCGACAACGATGAATGGGAAATCATTGGATATAAGTTCTGTTAACGAAAACGAATGGTTGTAAAATAAAAGAAAACGGCTTGAAATATAGCCGTTTTTTTGTATGCGTATTCGTCACATATTTAGGATAACAAAACACATATAAGCAAATAAAAGGAGGATTTCAAAATGATTACAGCTCTGAAAGGATTTATCGAAATTGTGTATCCGGAGAAAGATGTGAGAACCATGATAAACGTTTCAAACATTGGATACATTTATGAAGGAATCAAAGATGGAATACCAGGAGTGTATTTAAAACTTTTGGTTGGCGGACCAAACGGTGACGAGATTTGGTGTTGTTGCTCTTACGAAGATATCAAAAAAGTTATTATGAAAGCAATGAAATAAGGAAAACGAAGGGATTGACAATTTATGTTGGTCCCTTTCTTTTTGTTTGCACTCTTGCGGACACATATTTAAGTATACAGAAAGAGAGGTGAAAAGATATGAGCAAACGAGATATCCGGGACCAAAAAGAAGTGGAGAGAAAAAGTGCGGCATCGGTTCAATCGTACCAAGATCAGAGTGTAACCAAAGAGGAGTGGCGACGAATGTGTGAACATGAAAAGAAATGGTGTGAATACCAGGAAGTCGCCGGAATGGATCGGTTACAAGCTCTGGGGTACATACAAGGGATGCCGACATTTGAGCCAATGTAAGCGAAAACGAAGAGACATAGAACACATATTTAGTTACGTAACAATAATAACTATCAAAGAAAAGGAGAGATGAATTATGAACAAGATAGTAAAACGTAACGGACAGGTTGTAGATTTTGAACCTGAAAAAGTAAGAAAAGCAATCGAGAAAGCAAATGCTGAGGTTGCAACAAGAGACAAACTTACAAAAGAGCAGATTGATACGATCGTAGAAGATGTAACAAAAACAGCTATGGGAGCAACTTATGACATGAATGTTGAGGAGATCCAGAACTTAGTGGAAGACGAACTCATGTTAGCGGGAAAATGCAATCTAGCTCGTCATTACATCAACTTCAGATCAAAAAGAGCGCTTGCAAGAAAAGCGAATACCACAGATGACGCAATTTTAAGTCTGATCGAGTGTGCAAACGAGGAAGTTAAACAGGAAAACAGCAACAAGAATCCAACAGTTGTATCTGTACAGCGTGACTACATGGCAGGAGAAGTATCAAAGGACTTAGCAAAACGAATCCTGCTGCCGGAAGACATCGTTGAAGCTCATGAGAATGGATTAATTCATTTTCACGATTCTGATTACTACAGTCAGCATATGACAAACTGTTGCTTGGACAACCTTGAAGACGCATTCGAAAATACAACTGTTATTAGTGAGACGATGATTGACAGACCAAAGAGCTTTTCAACTGCATGTAACATTGCAACACAGATGATTGCTCAGGTGGCAAGTAGCCAATATGGGGGTCAGACAATTACGCTTTCACACTTGGTTCCTTTTGTAGATGTAAGTCGAAAGAAGATCAGAAAACAGGTTGTGGATGAATTCAAGACCGCAGGAATCGAATTAAACGATGAAGCAATCAACAAGATTTCAGAAATGCGTTTGAAAGAGGAAATCGCTCGTGGTGTACAGATGATTCAGTACCAGATTATCACACTTATGACAACAAACGGACAGGCTCCATTTGTCAGTATCTTTATGTATCTGAATGAAGTCCCGGAAGAACAGAAAGATGACCTTGCAATGATTATCGAAGAAATGCTCCATCAGCGTATTTTAGGTGTAAAAAACGAAAAAGGTGTGTACATTACACCAGCGTTTCCAAAACTTTTATACGTGCTTGAAGAGGATAACATTAAAGAGGGCGACAGATATTTCTGGTTAACCAAGTTAGCGGCAGAATGTACTGCGAAAAGAATGGTTCCTGACTACATTTCCGAAAAAAAGATCAAAGAAATTAAAGAAGGAGATGCATTTCCATGCATGGGCTGCAGAAGTTTCCTTACCGTAGATCGTTATAGTGAGAATGTCGGTAACATTTCAAATGCCGGTAACTTTGACAAACACAAAGGTCATGTCTACTACGGAAGATTTAATCAAGGTGTTGTTACATTAAACCTGGTTGACGTAGCATGTTCTTCTTATGGTGATATGGATAAATTCTGGGAAATCCTTGAGGAAAGACTGGAACTGTGTCATAAAGCATTACGATGCAGACATGAGAGACTGCTCGGAACTCCTTCAGATGTAGCTCCAATGTTATGGCAGCACGGAGTTTTAGCTCGTCTGAAAAAAGGCGAGACGATTGATAAGTTACTGTATAACGGATACTCAACAATTTCTCTCGGATATGCCGGTCTCTATGAGATGACAGAGAGAATGCTCGGTGTATCGCATACGGAGCCTACAAAAGGTCAGCCATTTGCGATGAAAGTTATGCAGGCTTTAAATGACGCATGCGAAAAATGGAAAGCAGCTGAAAATATCGATTATTCAGTATATGGAACTCCATTGGAGTCAACAACTTATAAGTTTGCGAAATGCTTAAAGAAGAGATTCGGAGTGATCCCAAATGTAACAGATCACGATTATATTACCAACTCGTACCATGTATCTGTTAGAGAAAAGATCAATGCGTTTGATAAATTATCATTCGAGTCTCCGTTCCAGAAGTTGTCACCGGGTGGTGCAATTTCGTATGTAGAAGTACCAGACATGAAAGGAAATATTCCAGCCGTTATCGCAGTAATTCAGTACATTTATGAGAATATCATGTACGCTGAACTCAATACAAAGAGTGATTATTGTATGAAATGCGGATACGACGGAGAGATTCAGATTGTAGAAGGCGAAGATGAAGTTACTCACAAAAAGAAACTCATCTGGGAGTGTCCGAATTGTGGAAACCGTGATCAGAACAAAATGTCTGTAGCAAGACGTACCTGTGGATTGACAAACTAGTCCACGTTAAACAGGATAAACTGCGGGGAAGTCCCCATAACCTTGACTCGCTAAAGCGGAACTGGAAACGGTAAACGTGAATGCGGTACGCATTTATAATGCATCAGGTCGAAAGGCTAGAAACCATAAAAAGTAGTCAAGCTAGGGATTACCGGGTGTGCAAGTCACCCAGACGCATCGAAACACCTAACCCTTATGCAGAATAAGGTAGGCAAATAAGGATATTTGCGAACTAAGGAACAGAATAATCGATCCTTAGTTATGGTGGACGTTCAGAGACTATAATTCCTGGTATTATTTCGTTATAAAATAAGATAATGTATAGTCCACTCCTGGACGAATAGTTCAGGTAATAAAGGATATAGGTACACAGTTCTGGAATCAGGGTAGAACCGAAGAAATTCGTGATCGTGTTTTACATCTGTAAGCAAACAAAAGGGTCATCACATTATGTGGTGGCTCTTTTATATTGTTTTCTTTGTTTTGTTGTTACGCATATTTAGAACACAAAATAGAAACGGAGAAAGACAATGATAAAACGGATCGATGGATTTTGCGGCTATTTTATTTCAGATGAAGGAAAAGTATATTGTAATCTTGGAAAAGGAAACAGAAGAAACGGTAAAATTGTTGATTTATACGAAATAAAACCAAGATTGACGAAAAATGGATACGCTCGTGTCTATATGAGAAGAGATTTCGATGGTAAACGAGTTGATAAATATATACATCGGATTGTTGCTGAAACATATATTCCAAACCCAGATAGTAAACGATATGTTAATCATATTAATTTCATAAGAAATGATAATAGAATATCAAATCTTGAATGGGTAACAGCGAAAGAAAACACAGATATTACAGAAAATACAACACATATAGTTAGAGATACTTTCGGTAGATACAAAAGTAATTTTAGTTATAATGTTTGAATTTTCATCCCATATTTAATCTATAACACAACTCAACCAACTACGGAGGAAACGATTATGAGTAACAACTTGAAAGTTATCTTATGTGCATCCTATGAAGATGCAGTAAACTACGCAAAAGAACACAACGTAAAGGCAACAGTCGAAGCAGAGTACGGAGCAGAGTGTATGACCGGTAGTGTGATTACCATGGCACATCACGGAACAAGAAGTTCGAATCCAGCACCTTGTAACTGGTCAGACGTTCCCGTTTTAACCGATGGCGAAATTTTAGTATCCCATCTTGATCTCGATTCAATGGGCGGCATCATGGCATTAATGGGAACGAAACCGGATAATCCAGAATTTTGGAAAGCAGCAGAATTTATCGATTTAAACGGACCGAAACCAAAAAATATGAACCAGTTGTCACAGGATATTCAGGATAAATTAAATGCGTTTTACAATTACACGGACAAGGCAGTACCAGATTTAAGAAGAAGCAGCGGTGCTGTAGATATTACAAATCTGGTTCTCGATACGGCTGATGCGATTTCGGATATCGTAAACGAAGACAGACCACGTCATAACGAAATGATTGAAGCCGGTATCAAATGGAAGCAGGATATATACGATAAAGTAGAAAAATGCATATATCTGGACAGCCCAAACGTAAGAGTATTTTCAACAAAAAATCTGTTCTGCAACGTGAATTATGAATCATCGGTATTTAACAGAGTAAGTCCTGCAATCGTTTCTTATAACAGTACAAGAAAAGATATTACACTCTCATTTTACGATGAAAACGCAATCGGATTAAATGCATGCGAAATCGTTCAGGCAGCATGGGGACCGTTAGCAGGAGGACATGCCGGAATTGCTGGTTCTCCACGTGGACAGGAAATGGGTTTAGGTGATGCTATCGAACTTGCTAACTATGTAGATGAATTGATTCAGGAACGTATTCTTAACGATGCTGGCAGCGGAATCGAAACACCCGAAACAGATGGAATCGAAATAGAAGAATACGATGAAGATTTTGATGATTTCGAAGACAGATAACTAGAAATGGAAAGCTTGTGTTCAAATTATGGATACAGGCTTTCTTTGTTCAATAGAACCTAAAATAGCGTTAGTGATTAACACCAACAGGAAACGAAACAGGAAGGAAATTATCAGTTATTAATACTATACACAGAATAACAAATATCACATAGGAAATAAGGAGTGGCAACTGCCACCTTATGGTATGCAGAGGAAACTCCGTTCGTATACAAAATAATTAGAAATATTTTGTAATTTCCTGACGAGTTTTCCAGATTGTGAGCCTGATTAATATCAGACATGAAGCTTAATACTATTGAACGTTAGTAGTTCAATAGTCGTTTATTATTGAACATTAGTAGTTCAATAGTCCTGGATTGTCAATTACTTTGGGCTTAAAACAATGGAAAACGAAACACCAGGAAAGGAAAGTATGCGTATTATGCAGGAAACAAAAATATTCATAATCTCGAATGAATATCGTAACGCAATTACAAAGATAGCAGCAGAGAATCACCATTTTCTGATTCATGACCCAAAAGCAAACGCGGACCAAGTAAAAGAACTGCTTCCGGATTATGAAGTAATCGAATTAAACCCGATGAAACATGCTATTGATTATTTCTCATTGATTACAAACAAACAGGAAGCGAAATGGTTTGTGGATCTTTTGATTCAAAACGACAGAGTTGTATCCGACTCATACAAAGAAACTATTTATGACGAAATGGAGAAACAGCTTTTAGTTAACGCAATAGAAGAAACATTAGCAAAAAAGAATTGTTCATTTAAAAATGTCTTTGAATTATTAAATTCTGAACTTAAAAAGAGTTATGAACGATCTGAAAACAACGAATCAATACCGTCGTCGATGCTTCGATCGTATAATGATATAATATCGAAACCAGAAATGAATGAAATTCGATTTCGAACATTACTAACGACATGTTTGTTGCTGATAGCTCAGGTGTACAATCCGTTGGTATTAGAACATAACATTCATTCAGAATGTAATAATATTCTTACTGACTGCATAACAAAACTAAAAACCGAAACAAAAGTTGCTATTGTTATGCCGAATCCACCTGTTCATTTTGTTTACGAAGACATTATGTTGGATATATTTATTTGGTTGTGTAGAAAATACGAATACTTTGACATTACTCACGAATCGAAATAATAATGAGCCTTATTGTTGTTACAAAGTTATGATATAACTCATGAATAGGTGTGATACAAGTACCAGAAACAACCGGGATCTTTCTCTTTGATTCATTACGATATCTAAACATGTGCGACTCATTTACAAAGGAATACATTTTGATAGTCACACGTTCCGATTTCTTTGTTTCATTCTTATCCATATTTAAGAGGTAACAAACAAATGAAACATTCAAGAAGGAGCGAATTGTATGGTATTATTTACAAAACGAAACAAAAAGACAGATAATATAATCAAAAAGAGTAAAATAAACAAGGAACACAATATGCAGCATAAGTTACCAAAAGGCTACGACGGTGCGTTTAAGATTCTTGGAAAAGATGTCGAAGTAGTTACAAACTTAAATCATAACAGTAATACATTAGTAATCGGAGCACCGGGTTCTGGAAAAAATTACTGCTATATCGATCCGAACCTGAAATATGCAAACAAAGACAGTAATTTCCTGATTCATGGTATCAAGATCGATGTTGATCATGTAAAAGAATTGCTTCCGGGATATGATGTAATCGAATTAAATTCAGACAAACATCCGATAGACTACTTTAAATTGATTACAAATGAAGAGGAAGCAGCAGAATTTGTTGAGGCATTATGCAAAGTAAACCAGGTTCGAAACAGAAGAGAAGGACAAAGAGACGAATTTTTCGAACAGCTTGAAATGAAAGTCATGACAAATGAGGTTATGAGAGCAGTTAAAAAAGGGTCGTGTTCTTATGATGAAGTAACGGATAATCTTCGTGAATTACAGGAAATCTGTGACGCACATCTTGAACTCAAAAACAGAGACGAAGCACTTGCACTGGAATTCTTTTATCAAAACAAAGAGCGTTTATATATAAATGCACCAAAAATGTTAATGAATACGTTGATTACCTGTAAGATGTTATTGGAAGATTTGATGTCAGATAACGAAACAAATATTACAGAAATCATCGATAAACTTAGAACTCAGGATAACATTGCAGTGGTTGTGACACGATCATTAGAATGTGACTTGTATTCAATCTTGTTTATGAATTTCTTTATTAAACAGTACCGCAAACAGTATTTCGCAAATGAGAGTGACACACGTATAGTAAAGGTTATACTTGACGAAGCGAGTATGTGTTATATAGATACAGGCTTGTGTGTCCTTGCAAGAACATGTGGAATGAGTATCGATTACTTGATTCAATGTATTTCGCAATTAAAAGAAATGTATCCACAATCTTGGTATGAGCTAATTGAAACGCTAATTAAAACGGTACAGACGGTTATCTGTTTAGGTACAAGAAATTTTGAAACGATACGTTTTATTAACGAAATTGCGGAACTTCCAAAAGGATTCAATATTCAAACGATGTCATTAGAACAAGAACTAATATACGATCCAACAATCAGTAACAAATGGATCGTTGCAAAGAAAGCGACAACAAAATAAGGTGAAACAGAGGCAGAAACGAAACATAAGAATCAAGTTGGCTGCCTCTTTGTTTTTGTTTCCGACTGATACGTGTGCAAACAAATAGTTACGAATGATGCACACAAAAGAAATGGAAACAAAATTAACCCTAGAAGCTAAAGTTTCTGGGTTTGAGTACTTGATTTATGATTATTGAACTACTAACGTTCAATAATAGACGTCGAATGGTTCGAAACTAAAGGTTCGGGGTTTGTATCCGTAGACACGATATCAAACGTTTTACAAGGACAAAGGTATACTTTCATTGTTATGGATTATAATTGGATCAGTTAGAATAATTTGTATGATGATTAGTTTCTTTGTTTTAGTTTCCTCATTTTTGACACATATTTAGTACGAAGCAAATAAAACTATACAATTCAAGGAGGAAACAAAAATGACAGCAGCAGAGTATTACTTAAACAAAGTAAAAAACGTATTAGACGGAAGGGAAGATTGTAGAGAATTGGTCGACTTACAGAAGCGAGCTTTTACGCAGGCTTGTAATAGTATCAAAATTAACGATTCTACATTCCAGTTCGTTCCAAACAACAAGTCAATAAAAGCAGACAAAATCGCTACCGACCAGTTGTATTATGGTATGGTTGCAAAACGACTGTTTTGTGGCACTATTGACGCAACATTGTTTTTTGACCAGTACGGAAAAGCAACATGTGCGTATGCAGGCATCTTAAACGGTTCAGACAGTATGGCTAAGGTATCTAATCTTCTTGAGACAGCAGAACGATTACGTGCGGCCATGAACGAAGCTATGGAACAGTTAGTAAAAGATGAAACATAACAGTTTCTGCTGTTAAACCGTTGTAAACAGTAAACAACAAAAGAACACCCATCGGAATCTCATATGAGATTCTAACAGGTGTTCTTTCCTTTTGTTACGATTCAAACTGATCCGAGGTCTGTTCCGGGAACCAGTGATCGTCACGCAAGTTTTTCTCCTCTATCTCGTTTTTGACATTTACGATATCGATATATTCCTGTTCGTAGATACCTGTAACAAGACCAAGCTTTATCAGCATACGAACGAAATGCTCTTTATTGTCTGTACCGCTAATTAAATGCGGTACTTCCAGAGACGAAGTTTTTAGAGAACTTGAACTAAAACGAAATTAAGTCAGCAAACGAGCACTCAACCCATATTTAGGTCATCAAATTAGAAAGTGAGACCTAAATATGAGTTATAAAATAATCAGCCTGTTTTCCGGATGCGGCGGAATGGATCTCGGGTTCGAACGAGCCGGTTTCGAAATTCCGGTCGCCAATGAATTCGATGTCACAATCTGGGAAACGTACAAACGAAATCATAAAAATACGCATCTAATTGAAGGCGACATCAGAAATGTAACTAAATCAGATCTTGAACCCTATCTTAGGTTACAACCAGGAGAACAATTGGCAGGAATTATAGGCGGACCGCCATGTCAGTCGTGGTCGGTAGCCGGAGCCGGAAAAGGAATTGAAGATAAGCGAGGACAGCTTTTCTTTGAATACATTCGTGTGCTCCGGGAATTTCGACCACAATTCTTTGTAGCTGAGAATGTTCCCGGGATGATATCAAAGAAACATGCGGATGCGGTTGATCGGATCCTTTCTTTGTTTGCCGAGTCTGGTTACAACGTTTCCGTATATAAAACAAATGCTTGTAACTATGGATTAGCGCAAACGAGAGAACGGATCTTCTATATTGGCATCCGAACTGATCTTGATATTTCATTTGTATTTCCAGACGGAGATCCAGAACATATTGTAACACTGAAGGATGCTATTTGGGATTTACGAGACAATGCTGTTCCAACACTTGCAAGAAACAAACGTAATCCTGCAGCGGTTAATAACCATGAATATTATGTTGATAGTTATTCTCCGGTATTTATGTCCAGAAACCGTGTCCGCAGCTGGGATGAGCCTGGTTTTACAGTGCAGGCATCCGGACGCCAATGTCAGATACATCCAAACGCACCAAAAATGCAGCAGATATCAAAAGATTCGTACTGTTTTGTCCCGGGTGCTAAAGATCGGTATCGAAGAATGAGCGTCCGAGAAGTAGCAAGACTACAAGGGTTTCCGGATGATTTTGAATTCATGTATGAAAATGCGAATAATGGATACAAAATGATCGGAAACGCAGTACCAGTTAATATGGCAGAAGCGATTGCTAGAAATCTGATGAATGCATTGAAAGCCAGCCTCGATATTTCAAATAGTACTATGGAAGGCTAAGCAAATTAGAGATCGACTTTATATTGGGGTTGGTCTCTTTTTGTTTCCAAAGTATTTGTGTGCGATGGTTTTAACCCATATTTAGGATAACAAACACACACAATAAAGGAGGAAACAAAATGAGTGAAGCAACAAAAATGAGTGAACCTGTACATGGATACAAAGTGTTTAATCCAGATTGGACATGTAAACCAATCGGGGGTTCAAGCAAACAGTATACCTGTCCAGGTAAATTCGAAGAAGAAGGAGAACTTGAAATTTGCGAACATGGAATGCATTTCTGTCAAACAGCTGCCAAATGTTTTAATTATTATGAATTTAACAGCAAAAACAAGGTTGCCGAGGTGATCGCCTATGGGGATGTTATAACAGACGGTAACAAATCGTGTACTAACAAGCTGGAAATCGTACGTGAAGTCCCATGGGAGGAAGTACTAAGCCTCGTAAATGTTGGAAAAAATTGTACTGGTTTATGTAACACGGGAAACGAAAATGCTGGGAACTGGAATGCTGGAGCTTGTAACGAAGGAGACTGGAATACCGGTGACCGTAATATTGGTGACAGTAATACTGGAAATTACAACACAGGTGATTATAATACTGGAGGTCGTAATTCCGGAAACTGTAACACTGGATGTGCTAATGCTGGAAAAGGTAATGCTGGAGGCAGAAACGATGGGGACTGGAATGCTGGGGATTGTAATGAAGGGAATTACAACACAGGTGACTACAACAGTGGAGACAGCAACACCGGAACCTGGAATATTGGAAAACATAATTCTGGTAACTGTAACATTGGCAGCTGGAATACCGGGGACTGGAACAAATCATTTTTTAATACCGGCTGTTTCAACACAGAAGAAACAACAATTATGATGTTTAACAAACCATCGAATTGGACTTTTCGTTATTGGTTAGAATCCAATGCAAGGTTTTTGTTAACTCAGATGCCAAAAAGAACAGTCGAATGGGTAGATAAAGAGGATATGACTGATGAAGAAAAAGAGTTGCATCCGACTTATGAAATAGCAGGCGGTTACCTGAAAAGACTGAAAAACTTGGATCTTATTCAGTCTTGGTGGGATAATCTTTCTCTGATGGAGAAGGATGCCATCAAAGCGATTCCGAACTTTGATCCTGATATTTTCTACGAGTGCACAGGAATCAGAGCGGACTAAAAATGCAAAGAGGAGACTTCAATTGAGGCCTCTTTCTTTTTGTTTCCGTTTCTTTTGTGTGCAGTAGTTTAGTCCCATATTTAGGATAACAAGAACTCACACACAATAAAGGAGGAAACGAAAAATGATTAATGTTACAAGATTAAGCGACAGAGCGTATGGATACAAGGTATTTAATCCTGACTGGTCCTGTAATCCCCGAGAACATGATGCACAGGGACAATATACTTGTCCAGCTAGATTTGAAGACGACGAAATGGATGTCCAAAAACGTGGAATGACATTTCGTACGAACCCAATTGGTTATTTCAAATCTGGATTTTACAAGTTTGATAGCAATACTCATGTAGTCGAAGTAATAGCTTACGGCGATATTGGAAAAAGTGAACATGGTACGCTATGTTGGACAAACAAACTTGAAATTGTTCGGGAACTTTCCTGGGAAGAAGTTTTAAGTCTTGTTAATATCGGCAAGGATTGTACTGGAATTGGTAACACAGGCGAATGTAATACTGGAAATTATAACTCTGGTTCTGACAACGAGGGTGACCGGAATGTAGGTTATTACAACTCAGGACGCGGAAATGTAGGAGATCATAACACTGGAGACCATAATACAGGAAACCATAACAGCAGCTATGATAATACTGGACATTACAATTCTGGGTACAGAAATTCAGGAGATTATAACGCAGGATGTTATAATACCGGGAAGTCAAATACAGGAGATTATAATATAGGTAATTACAATGACGGTGATTACAACACTGGCGATCAAAATACTGGACATCATAATACTGGACGCAAGAATGTAGGAGATAGCAATACAGGTTATGAAAATACAGGAAATAATAATACCGGAAACAATAACAGAGGAAAGAGTAATACTGGAAATTATAACTCTGGAAATTATAATACCGGAAATCGAAACATTGGAAACCGAAATACTGGCGACTGGAACCTGTCTTCCTATAATAATGGCTGCTTTAATACAAAAGAGCCAACAATTATGCTGTTCAACAAACCATCAAACTGGACTTATAGTCAGTGGTTAAAAAGTAGAGCGTGTCATCTGCTGAACGATATTCCAAATCGTACAGTTGAATGGATTTGGTCAGACAACATGACTGATGAAGAAAAAGAATTAAATCCAGGTTATGAAACAGTAGGCGGATACCTTAAAGTTTTCTCACAGGATGAAATCCGTAATATGGTTCAAGAGTGGTGGGATGAATTAGATGATTCTGAAAAGAAGACAATTCTTTCAATTCCGAATTTTGACGCAGACATTTTCTATAAATGTACTGGTGTAAATGTACAGCTTGAGTCCTAACAAAAATCAGAGACTGACCTTTTGGTTGGTCTCTCTTTTGTTTCAGGTGTTTTTGTGTGCAGTAGTTAGTACCATATTTAGGTTAACCAATAAAGCACACAATTCAAGGAGGAAACAAGTATGCCAGAGAAAAAAGATATGTCCAACAGTTGCGATTTCATGTATCAAGATTATTGGACAAAAGCGAACGTAACGCACGAACTCACACAGGAAGACTGGATGCGATGGTACAACGAACATTGTGCTAATTGTAAGTACATGTGCGAGATCTGCATGTACGGAGAAGACTAATCAAAGAATAGAGTCTAAAATGTTTGAGAGATTCAGACATTTCGGGCTCTTTCTTTCGATTGCAAACATGTTTCGTTTCCGGTTACTTTGTGTGTAATAATCTTATCCCATATTTAAGATAACGATGGACACACAAACAAGGAGGAAACAAAAATGATAAGAATGAGCAAAGAAGAAATCAAGAAGAGATATGGTTTAAGAGCAAACAGTCAGGAAAAGATGTTAAAAATGCTTTGCATGATAAGTCTTTTCGATTGGGAATTCCCAATGTTTGACCAGATTGATGAATTTTTCAAGACACAGCCGAGAACAGCAATCGAATGCTTTGATGAAATCTGGAAAGCAGATGATGCTCTTATAGTTTTAGACTGTGCGAACGCAATCAAAGAAAACGAACATATCTTTTTGGAGACGAGAAGCGGTTATGACGAAGTGAAGCCTTATGTAAAGGAATCCTGGAGTGATATCTTCAAGATCGAATCACGACCATTTCCGAATTACGACGAATTATCAAACAAGTATTACAAGATGTCTGATAAGGTTGCAGGAACAGAGTTGGAACAGTACTTAGAAAAACCGACAATTCCGTATATGAACGTGCTTACAGTCACAGAAGAAGGACGTATTTTGTATAGCGCGTTAAGAGCAATCGAAAACCAGCTTTAAATAGAACAAGGGATCTCACATATGAGGTCTCTTTTCTTTTTGTTTCCGGATGTTTTGTGTGTAGCAGTCCAGTCCCATATTTAAAACAAATAATTAAGTACACATAAAGGAGGAAACAAAATGAGTGATGAGACCAAAAAGAATGAATCTGTACACGGATATAAGGTATTTAGACCGGACTGGACTTGCAGTCCATGCGGGAATACAAAACAGTATACATGTCCAGGCAAGTTCGAAGAAGAAGGAGAAATCGAAGTTTGTGGCAACGGAATGCATTTCTGTCAAAAAGCAGCAAACTGTTTCAATTATTATGGCTTTGACAGTAAAAACAAAGTTGCCGAAGTAATCGCTTACGGTGATGTCGTAACAGAGGGTGATAAGTCATGTACAAATAAGCTCGAAATCGTGCGGGAACTCTCCTGGAAAGAAGTATTAGATCTTGTTAATACTGGCAATGACTGTACTGGGTTAAAAAACACTGGAAATGAAAATGCTGGGAATTTGAATTCTGGAGATTATAATACTGGAGATTTCAACACTGGCGATGATAACAGAGGATATTGGAATTCTGGAAACCAAAATTCTGGACATTATAATACAGGATCTCAAAATTCAGGGAACAAAAACACTGGCTCTTATAATAGCGGTGGTTGGAATTCTGGTGATTGTAATTCAGGAGATTTTAACATAGGTTATGAAAATTCAGGCAGTAATAACACTGGATGTAAGAATGCTGGGTATTATAATACCGGTGACGAAAATATTGGTAACTGTAATACGGGGGATAATAACACAGGTGATCTTAATAGTGGACATTTTAACCTGGGAGCTGAAAATACAGGCAATCGGAATCTTGGTGATTCTAATTCTGGAGACTGGAATAAATCATCTCACAATTCTGGTTGTTTCAACACCGAAGAACAAAAAATCATAATGTTCAATAAGCCCTCTAACATGACTTATACTGACTGGCAGGATAGCGATGCATGCGCTTTGTTAGACAGTATGCCAGACGTATCAACAAAATGGGAAAAAGAAGCTTGTATGACCGATGACGAGAAGACTTCTTACCCAACCTACAAAACAACAGGTGGATACCTGAAGGTTATTAACAACATAGAGGGTAGACAAAAATGGTGGAATGATCTTTCGGATTCCGACAAAGCTGTCATTAAAGCAATTCCAAACTTTGATCCTGATATCTTTTACGAGTGCACAGGAATTAAAGTAGACTAAAACATAGAACAAGGGATCTCATATGAGGTCTCTTTTCTTTTTGTTTCCAGTTCTCTTGTGTGCAGCAATCAGACACATATTTAGGATAACAAAAATATTACACACACAAAAAGGAGGAAACAAAATGAGTAAAGTGACAGAAACGAACGGACCAATACACGGATACAAGGTATTCAATCCAGATTGGACCTGTGATCCGTTAAATTGGGCCTGTGATCCGTTAGGATTCAAACCAAAGCAATATGCGTGCCCTGGTAAATTCGAAATAGAAGGGGAACTTGAAATTTGCCATAATGGAATGCATTTCTGCCAAAAATTAGCAGATTGTTTTGAATATTATGCGTTCAATCCAGAAAACAAAGTAGCCGAAGTGATTGCTTATGGGAAGGTTCTTATAAGTGAAAGTGAGAAATATGGTAACAAATTATGTACCAATAAGTTAGAAATCGTACGTGAAGTTCCATGGAGTGAAGTGATAGCTCTTACCAATCTTGGAAATAATTGCACTGGATTTTCTAACACCGGTAACGATAATGCCGGAAGTTACAACACAGGACGTAAGAATACTGGTCATAGTAATACTGGATCTGGTAATGCTGGAAGTCACAACACAGGAACTTTTAATATTGGAGGTTTTAATACAGGAAATCGCAACCTCGGATACAACAATGCTGGTGATTATAACGCTGGTCATAGAAACACCGGAGATCAAAATGCAGGCAATAGAAATACCGGAGATTATAATCCAGGATTTGGAAATGTTGGAGATAATAACAACGGAGACATGAACACAGGTAACTGGAATTATGGAAGTAATAACGTAGGAGACTGCAACATTGGTAATTTTAATACCGGCGACTGGAATGCATCTTCTTACAACACCGGTTGTTTCAACACAGAAGTACCAACAATAATGCTGTTCAACAAACAATCGGATTGGACTTATTACGATTGGTTAGAATCAGATGCAAGATTGCTGTTGATGAGTATGCCGAAGGAAACGATTCAATGGGTAGACAAAGAGGATATGACTGCCGAAGAAAAAGAATTAAATCCAAGTTATGAAACAGCAGGCGGATACCTTAAAGTTTTCTCGCAGGATGAAAACCGTAATATGGCTCAAAAGTGGTGGGATGAATTAGATGATTCTGAAAAGAGATGTATCTTTGCGATTCCAAATTTCGATGAAGATATCTTTTATAGATGTACGGGAATCAAAGTGTATTAAACTCACACTAGAGACTGACCGATTGGTTGGTCTCTTTTCGTTTCCAGAGTATTTGTGTGCAGCAGTCTTATCCCATATTTAGGATAACAAAGAACAAACACACATAAAAAGGAGGAAACAAAATGAGTGAAGTAACAAAGATGAGTGGACCCGTACGTGGATACAAGGTTTTTTATTCGAATTGGACCTGTAGACCAGCAGGAGCTAAACCAAAGCAATATACTTGTCCTGGTAAATTCGAGGAAGAAGGAGAAATTGAAATTTGTGGTCACGGAATGCATTTTTGTACCCGGTTATTAGATTGTTTTAATTATTATTCGTTTAACCCAGAAAACAAAGTTGCTGAAGTGGTTGCTTATGGAGATATCAAAACAAATGGTGAAAAATCGTGTACTAATAAGCTTGAAATCGTACGCGAACTTTCCTGGGAAGAGGTATTACAGACTGTTAACACAGGTCTTGATAATTCCGGAATTGGTAATTCTGGAGATTGCAATAAGGGAAATTGCAATACTGGCGATCAAAATTCTGGACACAGAAACTCTGGTGATAGAAATCTTGGATACAAAAATACAGGTTGCGAAAACTATGGAAATCGAAACACAGGAGACAAGAACATTGGAGACAGTAACGTAGGTGATAACAACAAGGGAGATAGAAATGTTGGAGATTGGAATTATTCTTCGTTCAATTTTGGTTGTTTCAATACGGATACAGAATCAAAGATGAGGTTCTTTAATAAACCATCAGACTGGGCACCGATCGATTGGTTTGCATCCGATGCAAGAGCTTTATTATCCGATATTTCACTTACCGTGTATAAAGGGAAAGATGATCACTATGATTACTACTCGTCAATCGAGGATAGACAGAACTGGTGGGATAACCTGTCAGAAAAAGACAAAAATGTCATTAAAGAACTCCCAAACTTTGATCCGGAGATTTTCTACAGATGCACCGATATCAAAGTAGACTAAACTCACATTAGAGACTAACCGATTGGTTGGTCTCTTTTTGTTTCCATTTTTTTTGTGTGCGATGATTCGTTACATATTTAGGATAACAAAAAAAATCACACACCGAAAAGGAGGAAACAAAAATGAAACACAATGTAACAAACAAGAGAGGATTATTAGTTTTAGCGGTCCTGATCATGTCTTTGTATCTTACCGGCTGTTATTATTCT